GAGTTACTAACTAATGCCTCACACTAAGAAGGATTTAACACTAACAGATATTAATCGAAGGGAACTTGGTGGATTTACTACTCATACAGTAGATAGTATTCTTCCGGGATTCTTCCAAGACGAGTATCCTAAACTTGTTAGTCTGTTAAAACATTACTATGACTTTGAGCATACTGATGATTCTCCAGCACAGATGATTCACGACTTATTTTTAAATCGAGACATCACGCAGACAGACTTAGAATTATTATCATACATCGAAGATGAACTTCTGTTAGGGCAATCTTACTTTGAGGGGTTCAAAGATAAAAGAGCAGCGGCAAAATATTCTAACCAATTGTATCGTGCAAAGGGAACCAAGTTTTCTATTGAACAGTTTTTTAGAATCTTCTTTGGTGTTGACCCCGATATAATCTATACCAAAGAAAATGTATTCAAGGTCGGGGAAGAGAAATCTACTATTGGTGATGAGAACCAGAAATACCTTACCGATAATAAATTATATCAGACATTTGCACTGCTTGTCAAGACAGATATTTCTTTCAAGGAATGGAAAGAACCCTATAAGTTGTTTGCCCATCCCGCAGGAATGTTTATTGGATCGGAAGTTCAAATTGTATCGGCAGTAGAAGATGCTCTGACTGCTCCATTGGTCGTGATTGAACCACCACCACCTCTTGCGGTTCATGCGACAGCATCATTCGGAGACTTTACTAATACGGATATGACAGCACTTGTAGATGACGAATATATAGATTCAGCAGGGGTTCTAAGCAGAATTAGACCAGAACTGATTTCTCTGGAAACTTTCTCGTTAGAAGAAATACAAACTATCGAGAATCAGTACTCATCTTTGAGAGAGGCACAGATCGCAGGGTCTCCAACATTCGATGATTCAGATCAATTCCAGACTAATGGTATGGACTTGAGTAATAACTTTGCATTCGAGACAATGGATCAAGAACAGCATCAGTGGTTCAGTGGAGACTCTGATCAATATGTGAAAAGTTTCACATTATAACTTACAAACTCTTATAAATAGTAAGAACAACAGGACTATGAAATGGCACGACAGACACTAAACAGAGGCACAGTAGCAAACGATGGTACAGGTGATACCCTACGAACTGCCGCGCAAAAAATCAATGAAAACTTCACCGAATTATATACTGCCATTGGTGGTGATAGTGCGACTGCGACAGTAACATTAACTGCTCAAGGGGTAGTGTTTGAAGGTCAGTCACCAGATGTACACGAGACTACCCTTATTGCGGTAGAACCTACTGCTGATAATTCGATTTTCTTACCCAACGATACTGGTACCATAGTACTAGATTCTGATACTCAGACATTGTCCAACAAGACTATTCTTGTTCCCACAATGACAACTCCAAAGATTCGAGATGCTGATGCCAGTCATACCTATAATATAACAGTAGGTAATATCTCTGCGAATCGCAACATTGCCCTTCCCCCATTGGGTGCGGGTGATACCTTTGTATTTGAGAATCATACTCAGACATTGACTAATAAGACACTAGACGCACCGACACTGAATAAAGTAAAGATTGGTGGTATTTCTGGTGGTGCGGTATTATTGGATAGTGCCAGTAATGAACACATCAAGTTCGTTACCACTGGTAGTGCGGTCAACAACATTACGGTCAAAAATGCCTCTACAGGTAATTCACCTATTATCAATGTAGAGGGTACTGATGCTAATATATCTCTTGAACTCTCCGCAAAGGGTACAGGTGGTATTGAAATTAAAAACAAACTGGTTCTTGAAAAAGGAACTGATATTGCATCAACCACTGCGGTTGATCTGACTGAACCCCTAACAATTTTCAACTCAGGTAGCACAATCAGTCCTACCCTTGCAGATGGAACTATACAGGGTGAAGTACAATACTTCTCTAATATTGGAGCAGGAACTGTAAAACTACAGAATACTGGTGTAAATATTCAAGGCACTGATTCTGCGGGTGGTTATTTACAGTTCGATCAGGGAGATGGTTGTATCTTAGTGTGGAACACTACAGTTAGTAAGTGGTTCTTAGTGTCCAACAACGGTGTAGTCACATACTAAATTTAAACAGTAGAATAGAATAATAGGAACAACATAATGGCAATTTTAACAAATCCAATTAAAAAGCAAGTAATTCAAGACTTGAAGACCGATATGGATTCTTCTGGTACTCACTACTATGCAGTAATTGGTCGTTCTGAGCAGTGGGACTCAGCAGATACAGTACCTACCGCAGTCAACTCTGCACGAGAAGAAAGAAACTTTCGTCTCAGTTTGCAGTCTGCGAAGAAGGTTGCTGACCTGACTTTCTGTGTGCCAAGATATAACTGGTCATCGGGTGCAATCTATTCTGCATATGATGATTCACAGGTTGGGTATCCTACTCAGACATACTATGTGATGAATGATGAAAACCAAGTATATCTGTGTATTCAACGAGGAACTAACCTTGCAGGACAAGCACAGGTATCAACAGTTCAACCAACAGGTGGTACCGATGGTGTTCCTTTCGATACTGCGGATGGTTACATCTGGAAGTTCTTGTATTCTATTGGTGCGGCAGATGCTACTAAGTTTATGTCTGCCAACTATATTCCAGTAAAACTACAGGGAGCAACAGATGGTTCATCAACAGCATCCGAAGTAGAGCAACTGGCAATTCAGAACGCTGCAACTGTGGGACAGATCATCGGTTATGCGGTTGACTCAGGTGGTGCAGGATATACCGATACCCCAACAATCACGATTGCAGGTAATGGTACCTTGGCAAAGGCAGGGGCAACGGTCTCTGGTGGTCAGGTATCCAAGGTAACTCTGATTGATAGTTCAGGTACATTGATGTTTGGATCGGGATATAACTATGCCACTGTATCGGTAACAGGTGGTGGTTCACCAACAAAACCTGCAAAAGTTCGTGCTATTTTAGGTTCACCATTAGGACTAGGTGGTGATCCGAGGGATGATCTCCGTTCTACTGCCATCATGTTAAACACTAAACCTGTTGGTGACGAGTCAACAGACTTTATTGTTGGTAATGACTTCCGTCAGGTTGGTATAATGAAGAATCCTTTGATTGGAGGATATGATAGTGCCGGAGCATTGTTCACAGACACCACTGCCATTGCATTGAAGAAACTAAACTTTGCTTCTGTAACCAGTGGATTTGTTGCAGATGAACTTATTACTGGTGCTATATCTGGTGCCAAAGCATATGTTGACAAGGTGGGAACAAACGAGTTACATTATCACCAGACCGAAGATACTGGATTCACTGCATTCAACTCAGGGGAACAAGTTACCTCTACCGCAGGAAGTGGTACAACTGCCGCGAGTAATCATATTACTACTCCCGAAATTGACATCATGTCTGGAGAAGTGCTATATATTGATAATCGTGCAAAAGTGGCACGAGCAAGTGACCAAACCGAAGATATTAAACTCGTAATTCAAATTTAGGATAAGCGATAATGCCAAAGACATTTACATCCAGTGTATTCTCCTCCTCTTACAAGGATGATTTTGTAGATAGTGATAACTATCACAGAATCCTCTTTAATAGTGGTCGTGCTCTGCAAGCAAGGGAACTCAATCAGTTACAAACTATTATCCAAGAGGAAATAGGAAGATTTGGTAGAAACATTTTCAAGGAAGGTGGTGCCGTAAATCCCGGTGAACCAATGATCCATGAGGTTGAGTTTGTCAAGTTGAATACAGGAGCAGTAGATAACGAACTTCCTGCTGATACAACTACTCTAGTCGGAACAACCTTTACTGGTGCTACTTCAAATGTTGAAGCAAGGGTAATAGAAGTTATTCCTGCCGAAAATGGTGACCCTGCTACATTGTTTGTTCAGTATACAAACAGTGCGAATGCTGTGGCAAATGTAAATGGTATTCGTTTCTTCCCAGACGAAATCATCAATAACACCGCAAAAGATTTAAAAGTGGCATCCACTGTTGGTACTGATCTCCCTACTGGTCGTGGTTGTAAGGTTGCGAATGGGACAGGTGACTTCTTTACTCGTGGGCATTTTGTATTTGCAAAGGGTCAGTCAATTGTCCTTTCCAAATATAACAGATACCCAACTGCGACTGTTGGTTTTAAAATAACAGAAGACATTATAACTACCGCAGACACCGATGCCTTATATGATAACCAAGGGGCAACTCCAAACTTATCCAGTCCCGGTGCAGATCGTTATCGTATCCAACTCACTCTTATTGACAAAGCAAATATTGCCTCTGACGAAAACTTTGTATACTACTGTGATGTGGTCGATGGTAAAGTTGTTGACCAAGTAACTGGTACTGACGATTACAATGCTCCCAGTGAATTGGTTGCTACAAGAACTAAAGAAGAGTCTGGTGACTATGTTGTAGAACCTTTCACCGTTGACTTCACTGATTCTGATGCCACACTTACTGCCACAGTATCAAAAGGTGTTGCATATGTGAATGGTTATCGTGGTGATACCGAGAAACCTAGAGCACTTAACATCACAAAATCTCGTACAACTGCAACAGTTAATAATCAATTTACTGGTATTGCCTATGGGCAGTACTTTATAGTTGCAGGAGCAACTTTCAAGGGATTACTTGACACTCGAACCTATGCTACAATAAACTTATCGTCACACGCAACCAATCCATCAGGTGATGTGATTGGTACTGCACGAGTTCGGTATGTCGAAGAAGATGGTTCAAACTACCGAGTTTACCTGTTCGACATCAAGATGACCACAGGCAATATTAGAGCAATCAGGTCTATTGGTACCAACGCAACCAATCGTGGTATTCCTGTTCTTGAAGGTAGTCAGGCAGTACTGAAAGAAGTTCGCAGTACAAACATGATGTTCGGAATACCGAATCCTCGACCCAAAGTATTGACCGATATTTCTTACGAAGTTCAACGAATCTTCACTGGTACTGCGAGTGGTACAAACCTTGCATTCACTTTGACAACTTCTGGAGAAGCATTCTCTAATACCTCACAGTGGATTGTTTGTGATGCGGATGGTGATGTTGTATCTAGTCCGACTATCACATTGAGTGGTACAGGTAACATTACTGCGACCATTTCATCTTTAGCAAACGAAGCACACACTGTCTATGCCAAAGTAAGTAAAGGCAACCCGACTGTTCGTCTGAAAAACCTTACAGATGCAACTGCCACTACCTCAATAACTACTGATGGCACTGTTAAATATGTTGATCTAGGTGTGACTGACATCGTTAGTGTCTCGGAAGTAAAACTAGGTAGTTCTAGTGGTGCTGATATTTCTCACCTCTTCACCTTAGACAATGGACAACGAGCAGGATTTTATGGTCTGGGTCGTATGGTACTTGAGACTGGTGCAACAGCACCGATTGGAAATGTCTATGTGGCATTCAAACACTTCACTCATGGTACAGGGGACTTCTTTTCTGTAACTTCTTACAGTGGTCAGGTTGATTACGAAGACATTCCTAGTTTCCAAACTGGAGTAAACACTTCTGTAAACCTACGAGATGTGATTGACTTCCGTAACAGTGTGAATGCTAGTAATGCATTTGTCGCTGCCTCTTCAACCGAGATTCCCACTAATGGTGATACTGTTCAGGCAGATATTGAATACTATCTACCTCGTTCTGATAAAATTGTTGTTAGTACCCAAGGTGAGGTAAAACATATTCAAGGTGAGGCAGGATTCAATTCACAGATTCCCGCAACTCCCGAAAACACTTTGGCATTGTTCAATATCGAACATAACCCATATGGTCTGAATGATTCTGATGTGGTTGTTGTGCCATTCAAGCATAAACGATTTACAATGAGAGACATCTCTAAACTGGAAGATCGAATCGACAAGGTAGAGGAAGCAACTGCACTAAGTCTACTTGAAGTTGACACTGCGAATCTGATGGTATTGGATGAGGCAGGAAACCCAAGAACTAAGTCTGGTTTCTTTGTGGACAACTTTGCAAACAGAGCATTCTCTGATGCAGATAACATCGAATATCGTGCCGCTATTGATCCATCACGAGGACTGCTATCAGTACCTACTCTAGAAGATGATGTGATCCTTGCATACGATTCTTCTAAGTCAACTAACACCATTTTGAAAGGTGATACTGTTTACTTGAAGTATTCAGAATCTCCCACTATCACACAGACACTCGTATCTGGTACAGAGAATGTAAACCCATTCGCAGTTATTACAGGTGAGGGTAACATTACTATGTCACCCGCAACCGACAACTGGTTCCAGACCAAGTATACTCCTGCCAATGTAATCAACAACACGGCAGTAGAGAACATTGAAGTCAATCTGGGTAACATTAGTAGTGGTTTCCAGAGCATGACTGCCAGTCAGAGACGAAACTTCCTCTGGGGTGGTGGTAACACATTTGTTCCAATCACTGGTTTTGGAAGCACCCAATCAAATGTTGGTAGTGGTTGGAGAGGAAGTCCTGCATGGAACTGGAGGGGTGTGACCCAAGAAAGTTCTAGAGTTGTTCATGTTGGTAGGGCCAATGGCGGCGGTAGTCGAAACGCAGACTTCAATATCATCGGTTCTTTCTCACAACGAATCGTTACAGGTACGAAGACTATTCGTAAGGTAGTTGGTGACCGAACTGTGTCATTGACATTCTTACCATTCATTCGTTCACGAAAAGTATTCTTCCGTGCCGAGGGTCTACGACCTAGTACTAAGTTCTTCCCATTCTTTGATGGTAAGGATGTAAGTGCATTCTGTCGTACCGAAACATTCAAACGATATGGTGCTTTGGCAACAGATGCACAATACAGTAACAGACATAGAAAGTCAACCTCTCACCCTCAAGGAACTTCCGAATTATTGACTGATAGTAAGGGTAAGATCGAAGGTTCGTTCTTTATTCCTTCCAATACGACCACTCGTTTCCGTGCTGGTACTCGTGAATTCAAACTTCTTGATATTAGTAAGAATGATGATAACACCGCACTTTCAAGTGCATCATTCAACTATACTGCACAGGGTACTCTGGATACTAGAC